CTCTGATTTAATTCCTAGTTCAGAAGACTATAAGGCTCCTCCTCCTGTAGATATTCCTGAAGATAACTTCTCTGATTTAATTCCACAGAAAACGGAACTAGATTTTGACGGATTTTTAGGCAATAGTTTTAGAATAAAAGACGGATTTATTTATTTAGGTGATTCCGATATTGAAGAAGATTATGAACAAGTAGATCCAAGTTCTCTTGATAAAGTAGATCAATTTTTTACTGATGCTTTTGGTGTGGATTTTAAAAGACAAAAGTCAATGCTTCCAGAAGAAGATGCAGTTATAAAAAAAGGATTAGAAATTTTTGGATTAGACCCAGATATTGCTTCTATCCCAGGAGTTATTATTGGAGCTGATGTTGTTAAAAAAATAGGAGATAAGGCCTTAAAATCTTATGGAGGAAGAATAGCTCCTATACTAAATGTTGTGAACACTTCTCTCGGAGCGATTTTAGGAGGAACAGCTGCTAGAACGACCTATGATTATATTCAAGATAAAATTACTGGTGAAGAACAAACAGTAGAAGAGGTATGGCAAAAACTACCAGAAGACTTACAAACAGAAGCTAACTGGGAAGCACTAGCCTTAGGTTTTGGAACAATACCTTATTTAGTTAAAAAAGGATTAGTCAAAGTATCTCCAAGTGCAAAAGCTTTGTTTGATAAGGCAAAAAATTTAAAAATAAATATGACTATTGCTGACTTCGCTGATTCAGGTTTAGGAAGAGCGTTTTTACAAACAGGTGGTGTATTTCCATTCGTAGCAGGTCCTTTAAAAGGAACTGTAAAAGGAAGAGCGCAAAAGTTATTAACTGATTTAGATGATATCTTCTACTCTTATGCACCTACAGGATCAGCCACTAATTCAAGTCAATTAGGAAAAAAATTAGTAGAAACTGCTGAAAACGTTTACAAAAAATGGAGATTCTTTAACGCTAAACAATGGAAAGCTTTTGAAGATTTGGCAATGGGAAAAGGAACCGTTGTTAAGTTTGATAAAAACATAGTTCCAGTAACAAATAAAAAATTAAAAGAAGGATCAAAAGAGGTTCCTTTTTTATTAGATAAAGCAAAAGAAATAATACAAAACGCTGGAGGAATGAATATTAAACCAAACAGCCCTAATTACACAGAAGCTTACAAAGCAGCAAAAGTTTTTTATGATGAATATGCTTACAGAAACTTTATTCCTGTTCAAGAAGTGAGAAAATTTATTACAAAAACTTTGAAAAACGCTCAAAAGAGAAGTTACTCTAGTGAAGGTGGAGCTTCCGTAGGGGATATTGTGGCTCTAAAAAAAGCAGCAGAAGAGTCTATTGAAAATATTAATTTATCTAACCTTCCAAAGGATATTGCTGATGCTATAAAGAAAAAATATGATTTTGCTAAAAAAACATTTAATTTTGGATACAACAGTAAAGGAACTTTTTTTGAAGGAAAACCTTTGTATGAGAGACCTATGGCAAAAGAAATCTCTAAAGGAGAGAAAAATATCTTTGACATTAAACTCACAGAAGAAGGTAATAAGTATTATAGCGAAATAGTTAAGGATGTATTAAGTTTTGGATCGAAAGAATCCGTTGATGATCTTTATAAACTAATGGGAAAAGACGATGCACTGTTTGGAACTTTTATTAGAAAATATTTAGACGATGCTTATGAAAATACTGCAAAAGTCAAAGGAGCAAAGTCAGGATCTGAAACAGATAAAACATTTAACTTTCTAAACTTTGATCCTAAAAAATTTAGAGAAAACTTAGGTCTTCCTAGTTTTGAGACCTATATTAAAGGTGGATCTAAAGGTCCAAAAGAAGAAGGTTTTTTAAGAGCACTAGAGCTCTACTCTAAATCTCCACAAGGAAAAAATATTAATCCAAATGATTTTGTTGACTTAGTTTATCTAATGGAAAAACACGGTAATGTTTATGTTCCTGATGCTGCTACTTTCTTGAGAAGAGCCTCGATGTTTGGTGGACTAAGTACTTTATTGGGACTTCACATGTTTGGTTATGGAGATGTGGGATCTACAGGAGCTAAGTTTGGTATAGGAACAGTTTTAAGTATGAGAGGAATAACTAAAATTTTAGCTAATCCTCAGAATACGAAGTTTTTGTTTGAAGCAATAGACTCTCGAATACCTTATTACAGAAGTTATAACGCTGGTTTAAAATTACTAGATATAACTTTAGACCATTTAACAGAAGAATCTTCTAAATACGTAGGAGAAAAAAAAGATAATATTTTAGAATACATGGACTTTGTTAGAGGAGTTAAGAAAATAGCTTTGGAAAACATGCCTGATAAAGACGCTGAAAGACCTATTGAACAACCTTTAGAGTTTCAAGAAGCATTAGATGAAGAAGATTTAACCATTCCTTCTAAATCAGGAGCCTCTGTTGATATACCAGTTCGTCCGACTATGCCTTCGCCAGACGCGATCCGTGGATCAGGAAACTTAGCTAACGTCATACCTCCAATTGACTTTTCTTCTCTAGGAGGAGGACAAGGTGGGGGAGCAACTAATCCACAAACCATGGCTAGTTTACAATCTGTAGGACTACCCTTGTTCAATGCTGCTCAGGGTGGTATAGTCGATCTCTATGAGTCAAAAAAATTTAAAAAACCACAGGTGGTAGCATAATGGCTAAGTATACCGATAAAGAAATGGATCGTATCATATCTGCGGGAAAGAAATCCTATGCTAGTATGAGTAATAAAGGTCAGCCTGGTGGAATGGCTTCTATTCCCTCATCTGGTAAAAAATCTGCATTTGTTAATCTTCAAAGACAAAAGTTTTTTGACGGTAGGAAAGATGTGCCAGAAGAAAGAGTGTTTAGAAGAACTGGTCAAGAAGGTACGCTACAACAATTTAAAGATGCTTTAGAAAGAAAAGGAAGAGTTGTAAAAGGTATGACAACCACTTCTGGAGAGCCTGTTTATCTTACTGATGTCCCAGGAGGAAGATCAGTATCTGATGTTGCTCAAGATTTGGCCTATCGATTCGGACCTACACCAAGAGAAATACTAGGAGATGCTAAGTATGCAACAGCAAGTATGGCTAAAGGTTTAGGTAATTTTATAGGTAAAGGTGGTGCTTTTGGATCTGTTTTATCAGATTTATTTGGAAGATTTAAAAGTGGTGCTCAACAGGGAATAGAAACTGTTGGTGGTCTTTACGATAATTTAAGAAAAACTTTAGGTGGTGGTGAATCACCTGTTGCTTCTTATGGAGGAAGCAGTGATATAAGAGTGACAGAACAACCTATGTTTCCTTATAACTTTGAAACAGTGATTAAACCAAAACCTCAACCACTTCAACCAAGTGATATGTCTCAAGAACAGTTTATGGAGTCTTTTCCTGAACTGTATTCAGGAAATCCTTTATTTAGACAACAGACCTATGAACCTATGAGAGTGAGTGATATGGATATGTCAGGAGTCTTGGCTAGTGAACAAGGAACAAATATTTTAGGTAGATTACAAAATCTACAAAATTTAGCTCAACAATATAATTTAGATAAAATTCAATTTAATCCATTTAACCCAAACAGAATTGGATATTCTGATCAGTTTATGATTGGTGAAACTCCTATTGACTACAACTTATATGGCACTCCTCAAGGAGGAGGTTTTCAATTAGGAATTAATTATAAAGACGGAGGAAGTGTAGACAAATACGCTGGTTTAGGTTATAAACTTAAATAAATGAAATTAATTCAATTTATTATAAATATATTTAAAAGAAAGGTAGAGAAAGATCCTCATGAAGAACATTGGGGAATAGGTGTATCATGATAGAAATCACAGAAGAACTTCGAAATAGAGTTATCGCCCATGAAGGAATTGTGGACGAATTATATTTAGATTCATTAGGAAAAGCCACTATAGGCATTGGCCATTTAATACAACCACATGAAAGAGATAGATTTCCAGAAGGAAAAAAGATTTCTAGAGAAGAAATAGACGAGTTATTTGATATTGATATCAACAGAGCCGCGGCAGGCGCTGATTTATTAATTAGTGAATGTATCGGACACGAATTACCACAACATATAGGTGAAGTAATCGTGGAAATGGTTTTCCAACTAGGGACTCAAGGAGTTCGAAACTTTAAGAAGACTTGGAAAGCGATGAGAGTCAAAGATTGGAAGACAGCATCACTGGAAATGAAGGACTCGAAGTGGCATCAACAGACTCCAAAACGTTGCGAAGAACTAGCTGAAATAGTTGCAAATACGTAAGATTAGGGGCTTTCGCCCCTTTTTCCTACAGAGTTCTTCTAATAAAGTTTGGAAAGCGACCTTCTTGTTTAAAGGTAATATAAGCTGCAAACCAATCGTGTTTGTATTCAGCCTGACAAAACTCTTTAATTTGTTCGTCCTTATCTTCTTTAGCAAAGAAGTTTAGAAAGTGATTCATTGATCTTTTAGTTAAGTTAAACATTTTTATTTTCTCCTTGTGATAGATGTTTTATCCACATCTTAAAAAAAGAGAATTGTTGTTTTCGCACAATAGATATGATAAATTAATAGTTAGAATGATAACGACACAATATATAAGGAAGGTAACTTTGTTGTATATTGCAAAAAGTTTTTAGATTTAGTGCCTCTTGCAAAAACATCATAATTTATTAACAGTCGTTATCGTTCTCTTTAAGCCACTCCGTCAACTGACAGCATCTTTTCTAACTTATTCAAATACCATTGAGCTTTTCTGATATCTTCAATACCATTCTTCTCTCGATGTCTGGCCAGATATTTCCATATCTGACCTTTCAAATACCCAATAAACTCATCTTTAGTTAATTGAGATTCAATCGCATCGATTGTTTCAATAGTTTTGTTTTTATAATAATTAGGATTGATTTTATCACTCATTTTGCTTCTCCCCAGTTATTGCCTATCGCTACGTCGACTTTAGACGGAACGCTCATTTCTATTGTATTCTCCATAATATCAATGATTTTCTTTTGTGTTTCTGGATCATCTTTAAGACTGATTGCTAATTCATCGTGAATTTGAATCATTGGAGTAATACCTTCTTTGTCCAAATCAATCATTGCTTTCTTTGTTTGATCAGCAGCTGATCCTTGAATTAATCGATTTAAAGCTTTATAGGTCCCTGATCTTTTTAAAGGAGTGTATTCACCATACTCTTCTTTCGCTCTATCCAAAGGATACGCCTTATAAGACCCAAAGGCTTTAGGTTCCCATAATTCAAAACGACATCTTCGACCTAAGAAAGTTTTAACAGCACCTCTTTTATTCGCATGATCGGAAACTGCGTCAGCTAACTGTCGAACAAAAGGAACTCTTTCATTATATTGTTTAATCAAAGACTTTCCTTCTTCTGGATCAATACCTAATTGATCGGATAATTTGCCTACGCCC